TAAGACAGTTCTGGCAGATCATATTTCTTCCTCAATCACATCATCTTGGAAACCTGATTCCCATTCAAGAATCTCTACTGGAGTTGGGTTGCCCTTATATATTCTCCAACCAAAGTCTCTACCAAATGCTTGGATGTTAAACATATAGTCAGACATATCCCATTCCATTAACTTCACGCTGAACCCGCGTTCATTGTGAAAGTGGATTGGTTGTCTCATTATCTTCATTCTTCTGTCTCACTTCCACCTTCGACCAGCGCTTGCTCTTGGGCATCGGCTTGCCCCGTTGTGCTGTCTTCTTGCGTCTCTTCAACGATTTGATTACTGACGGCATCTGTATTACTCCAAATCTGTGAACTAGTTAATTCTCCACCTGGTATTGGCATTACTGTTTCTCCTTTAGCCATTGATTTAAGTTTTGTATTACCCAAGCATCTTCAATGCCAGCGTTGCGACGCTTAACTACAACATACGACAGAGGAACTTCCCCAAGGCCTCTAGCCTTAGCGTAGTTAAGCGCCTCAACTTGTGCTTCTCTCCAGAACTCCGGCAGAGATAGTGTCTGCCTGTTCTTGAGTTCAAGGATATAGGTTTCTCCCGATATGATAACAACCATATCGCCCTCATCCTTTGCCCCAGCCTTAGTCAAACGCTCTGCAACAACTCCGCACTTGCGAAGCCACTTCATTACATCTGTCTCAAACTGAGAACCTTTGCGTCCATTCTTGTTAGCCAAGTGCTGTTACCGCCTCTATGATTCCTGCTTCCAAAGTAATCTTTGGAGTATAGAAACTAAGCAGCTTTGTGTTATCAGATACACGGTGCATACAGCCAACTGGTTTATCAGGTCGAGTAAGTATCTGACCCTTGTAACCAACTTCATCCATTGACATCTTTGCTAGTTCAAGGAAGGAAGTAGATCTACCTGTACCTAGATTGATAGGTCCAGTAATGCCTTCTTCAACTGCAGTTAGCACTGCGCTAACAACATCAGTCATATGAATAAAGTCTCGTGTCTGTGTACCTGGTCCCCATACCTCAAACGGATCTGACTTCTCTAAAGCACGCTTGATGTACATAGGGAACGGATAACTTAAGTCTTGGTCATAGGCATAACCACTAAATGGTCTGAAGATATGAACGTTCTCTACAAATGATGCAAGGTACTCACCGATTACCTTAGCCATACCGTAGGTCATATCAGGTGAGTGAGGTGCGCTAGGTGTAATCATCCACTCTTGTAATCTCTTAGCCTCTGTACCCTGCTGGTAATGCGTAGGGTATGCAGCACTAGATGAGAAGTAAACTATCTTCTTAGGCTTAGTCTTCAAGCACCACTGAAAGAACTCAGAATCAATGCTGAAGTTATCTGCAACAGCCATTGGTCTACCTTCAATGGACTCACGTCCACCTACAATAGCAGCTAGATGGATAACAAGATCATACTGCGATTCATCCTTCTTAAAGAAGTCTCGACAGTCAATACCAGCCTTGGTATCAATAAGAGTCAGGTCGTGCTCGTTTAGTTTCTTTCTAAAGTATTTACCAACGAAGCCTTCACTACCTGTTATGAGTACTCTCATCCGATTAACTTCATCACTTTTTTGAGGTCATCTTCAAACTCTTCACTCAGGTAGCGCACAAACTCTTTCTGGTCTGCAGTTCCTACTGCTTCTGAGTTTGCCTCAGCATAACCTGCATCCATCTCAGCTTTGCCAACGTATGGATGTAGATGTTCAATGATGACATCATCAAAGTAATACAGTGAGTTAATCTTCAAGCCCAGTGTCATCCAGAAGTTATCCATAAATAGGTGAATCAATTTAGGCGGTGCCATAAATCCAAGTGTCTCAATGATGTTAGTACTCATCATCACAGCAGTAGCAAGGTTCTTACCTTGCAGTAAGTCATTGCCATAGGCAAGACCGTAGCCCTTGATGTTGATTGCTTCTGCTAAGTGTCTATCCCAGCTCTTAGTCTTGACCAGGTGGTCATCACCAAGGAAGTAGATAGTCTTGTACTTGCTTGCATACTTGTTAGCCACAAGGTTAAGTGTGCCATTCATACGAAGTCTTGGATTGACCTCATAGATAACATCATCTAGTCGTGGATATAATTCACTCTGGTCATCATCAATTGCTACACAGAAATCAGATACAACTGAGTTCTCTTTCAGCGCATTGATGCAACGTTCTACGTTATCTGGTCTGCTGCGTGAAGGCAGAATAACTAAGTTGCTATTGGACAATGTAACCTCCTTGATAGTTTGCCATTGCATCTTTCCTATACATCCAACCGTACTCGTCCTGATCTCCGATCTGGCACGCTGCATAGTTTACTAGCAGTTGTGCAAAATCGGAAGCATCAGCTGTGTGTGGACCAAAGCGGTTCTTCACAGCAGCAACAGATAAAGTTGCCTGGTTGGGGTCATAGCCTAGAGTAAGTATCAGCGCAGGTAACTGACTGACCTTACCGTGGATAGCACGTCTGGCTGGTGGTTTGCTGGTAGATCCGTACTCTGATTGCTCAGAGACGTGATGCAGTACCAGTACGCAAGCCTCAGTCTTTCGTGCCATATCGTGCAACTCCATCATAATTGCACGCAGCCCTGACCATTCATTGTCTGTCTCTGCTGCCACGTTCATTAGGTTATCTATGATGATAAGTTCCGGTGCAATTCCGTAGAGTTCTACGTACGCTCTTATCTCAAGTTCAAGATCATCTATTGAAGGCGATGAATCAAAGACCCATTTGATGTGGTCAATCTTCTGGAAGTGATGGTCGTAGTGATGACTGTTCCCAGCCAAGTTGTTCTCAACAGTAACCTGTGAGTGACCTGATGTATGAGAAGCTGCTCTCATCATCACGGTAGTTGTATCAGTATCGGCAGAGAAGAAAAGTGTAGGCACCTTTGCTTTGATTGCATAGATCAATGCGAACATTGACTTACCAGCATTAGGTGCTGCTGCAACCATACATACTTGCCCACGTCGAAACTTAATCTGCTTGGCAGCTAAGCCAGTCCATACGTCAGGTAGTGGTGTTGCCTTGGTAAGCACACCACCCCACGCACGGGACAGATTAAGCAACGTCATCCTCCTGATGTATCTTGATACCGCGTTCACGACGAATGGCCTGACGTGCTCTTGGGGTTAGTCCACCCCAGATACCGTGAGCCTCATTCTTGATACCCCATTCAGCGCACTCTCGTTTATGAGGACAGCGATTACAGATACTCTTAGAGAACAAAGCATCTACTGTAGAAGCGTTAGGGATTTCATTATCTGGAAACCAAAAGTCTCCACCTACTGTTGCACAACTAGGAGCTTCGTAAAATCTAGGCTCCCGCATTTGTTAACGGACCCAGATGGTATCGCACTTGTCTGTTGCACCCTTTGGTGCAGCACACATATAGCCCTTCCAAGGTCCCTTGCTTGATGTTCCTTCACGAAATGCCATCACACCGTGACGACAGGTGTTACCACCTGCTGCTTGTGCAGCAGGTATTGCTGCTGCATTGTTTACAACACCTGTTGCATTGAATGCCTGGGCAACTGCAGCAACTGTTGGTGCTGGTGCTGCTACTCCACCTGTTAGTTCCAAACCTGTTGCACGAATGTTCATTGCATTCATAGCAAGATCTGCAAGACCTGTCTCTAGTTCAGCAACTGATGCTGCGTAAAGATTGATGAGTGTTCCATCGTTCAACTTGTAGTTGATCTGATACTTAGTTCCTTCTGTAGCCATTTACTTACCTCCACTTTGCTTTATAGATAGTCGCTGGCTTTCAGCTCCTACCTTCTTAGGGACAAACCCTAATAGTTTTTCTACCTCGCTACTGTCAACTGACTCACGTCCTTTAACAGTCGTCCAACTTACTTCGATACCTGAATTAGTAACACCTAGCAATCCTTCAAAGGATGCCTTCAAAGAATCTTGATGCTTTTCTAACTCTTTAATCTGTGCTGCTAACTGTAAGTACAGCAGTGCATTCTTGTCAACATCAACATCATCAATGATTACATCACTGACTAACGTAAGTTCTTTTTTTAGACCAACGCATCCCATCTGCCCGCTTGCGTCATAGTACTTGCAATAGAACTGACAGTAACTTGCATCCTTCTCAGGTGCTGGTGCCTCAGCTGCTTCCTTAACAGCCGCTAGCCAACCGAGTGCCTCGATAGCAATGGACTCATCGTAGTCTTCGGTATGAACCTTGACATCTCTTTCGTCCCCGTCCCTGGCAATTGCTACCAGTGACACTCGGTTGACCGCATAGCCGTTATTAGCTAGGAGGTAGCCGTAAAGTT